TACTTATTTCATTTAATACACTTTCTGCTAAACTTGCATCTCCTGTTAGAGGAGGAACGAGTGAGTTAATAGGGGATTCCCCAATAATTGAAAGAAGAGTATTAACTGCACTTAATTTTGTAGTTGCCATTATGTCAAAAAATAAGGGGAAACAAACTGTCTCCCCCTATTGTAATTGAATTAGTTAAAACTAATTAATATGGGTTACCATCATGAAGTAAACTTACACAACAATCAGGACGGAGTATACCGTGTCCAACTGCATAAGAAGCAACCATCATGGTTGATTGAGTCATTGCTTTGTACTCAGCACCTGTCATTTGCATTGAAATGTCTTTAAGTGCCACTGTACCTACAGATTCTTTTGTAAAACAAAGTCCAAATAGGTTAGCAATACTTGATCCATTTCCTTGCTCATCTTGGTAGTAATCATTAGTACCAGCAGCAGTAGTTCCATCAGAACCATCCTTACCATTAATGTAGTTAGGACGTTCTCCTCTTGTTGTAGCAGATTGGTTAGATAGACCTGCATATGTCTGACCACTTGTATAGCTATTTACGCCTAAGTGATTAGAAGTACGGATCTGGAAACCAGCTACTTGAGCAACCATATTGTTTGCAAATGTTCCATTACGTCCATCGCCACCGTTAAAGTCAGTGTTGATTGCACGGTCAGAAGATATAACATCGTAGTAAGCACCTGGGCTTAATACTGCTATACGTCCATCTTTAGGAGCATCTTTTTCATCAAGAGCTTGACAAGCTTTCATCAAGTTTTCAACAATTAAGTCACCTCTGGCATTTCTGTCAGCAGCACCGTTAAGGTTGACACCTGTGTAAGAAGTTCCACCAGGAAGTTTGTTAAGAACAAATAAACGTTCTCCAACTGTAAAGGTTGAATTAGAACCAGTACCAATTGCCCCAATTGGGTTAATAACAAATGTAGCTGCACCGTTTGTAGGAGCAGTTGTTATAACACCATAAGCACCTGAATCTTCACCATATACAACAGTTCCAGCAGCCCAGTATGATAACTCAGCAGTTTGGAAGTTAGCAGATAGTGTGATTGTGTTTGTACTTACAGAAGCATATGTACCTCCATTTAATTGGAATCTCTTAGAATCCCAATCGTTAACACGACCATCTGATTCAGAAGCTGTAAGAAGTGTACGAACAAGACGCTGATCATAGCTTCTTGAAAGTGCTCTTCCTAATTCTCTTGAGTAAATGCTTCTAACATCCCAATGTAGCTTGGCTTCTTCTAAATCATAGATACTAGCGTCTGCGATAAGTAGATCATCAATAGTGATTATTTTCTCACCAATTTGACCTTTGTTACCTTGACCTGTAATCCAATCACCTGGTCGGTGATAACGACTTGAGAAGCGACCTGTAATTGGGAAGCTTGCACTTTTACCCGAAGATATTGTTCTTTTTTGTGTTAGATCTTTGAAGATTGTCTCTCTGTTAAAAACAGTTAGAACTTCTCCAGAGAAAATTTTGAGAAAATTAGCATTCTCTTTTTCAAAATTACCAGAGGCAGATCCAGCGTTATATTGAACGCCATTAATACCACCTAATCTGGATAGTGATGCAAAATCTGGCATCTTATTAAATAGATAGATGTTTACGGACGCTAACGTTTCACTGTTGTTATCTCCTCAGAGGCAACAATTTTACATAAGCTAATCTTATATTAGCTTAAAATAAGAATTTTTATACTTATCTAAGAAGGACTTAGTACATTACTTCTACTAAGTTTTTCTTCTACATCTTTTGTGTAAGCTGGATCTTGTAAATAACGTGGGTCATTCATAGCAGCTACAACTTCATTTGTAGATCTATAAACATCAGTTGAATTGTTACTTATTGTACCGCCTAATAAATCAGGCTCTGATCCAACTTCTGATTGAAAAGCATATACCAATGATTGAAGAGCATTTCTAGCTCTAACAAAATCACCACTATTAACTTCTTTGTTGTAATCATCTATTTCTTTTTGATCAAGATTGTCTCTTGCCCATTCACTTACAACTTGTAAATTGTCTTGACCACCTACACTTTCTAACAAAGTTGATTCTTCATCTTGAGATAAAGGTTGTTCTTCAATGTTAGTTGTAGGTTCTTCTTGTTCAGATTCTTCCTCTTGTTTACCATCGTAACCAACAGGACGTTCACCTAATTTTTTCTCAAGCTCTTGATAAGCTTGTAACAATTCATCAGGAGTTTTAAATTTACCACCAATAAGATCTTCTTGATTTTCAGGTTTATCTTGACCTTCAAGAATAGCTTTATCAGCTTCTGAATAGGCTTCTGTTTGTTGACCTAATGCACCATCTAATTGTGTTTCCATTTAATTAACCTATACGAACTGTTAGATCAGGATAAACCCAAGCTGGTTTTTTCTGCTCAATTGCTTTTTTATACTGTTCGTAAGTAGTAGGTTTCTTTTCTTTTAGTTCTTCAAGTAAAAGATCTAATTTAGTTTTTGAAGCACCCTTTGGTGGCTCTTCAATAACCTCTGGTTTTGTTTCAACCTTACTGGTTGGTTTCTTGGTCTGTCCTGATTGAGTCATTTTCAGCTTTTAGTAATTGGGCTTGCTTGCTAGGATCGTTATTTGGATCTTGAGCAGCAGCCTGTTGTTGCATCATCATAGCTTGCTGCTGCTCTTCTGCCATTAATTGTTCATCACTCTTAATAAGTTTATATGTATCTAAACCATCTGACGCTGCTAATCTTGTAATTAATTCTCTATTATTTACAAATTTAGCCATACCTTCTGGACCCATAGTTTGAGCTAATGTTGTAATAAATTCAATTAATTTAGCTTTATCATTACCTCTACCAAGTGCATCTAAACCTGTAGTTATACGAGGTGTTACTACATTTTTAGGTAACTTTGGTAAACTACCTTGACGTTCCATAAGAGCCATTTTTCTTTTAACTAGTGGTAGTTGTAGTTCTACAGATAATACAGAATATATTCCACCTAATCCTGATTCCAATTCATTTGCTACCATTCTAATTTCTTCAGCAGTAACTCTATCTCTACCTGAGTTACCAGCCTGTATAGCACTGTTTAATAAAAATGCAAAACTAAGTCTTTGTTCTATACGAGCTATTGTATTTAATGCAACTGTGAGATCTGCTTGCTTTTGCATTTGTAAAGGTGCAACATCTCCTACGTTACCAGCTACAATACTTCCATTCGCAGCTCTAGCTAAAGCATCTGGGCGTGTAGTGCCAGATGGATTGCAAAGAAAAATTATTTTTGCAGCAGCAGCACTACCTTCAACGATTGCTTTACTTAAATATTCAAGAGATTTTAAATCGCCAAGTATCTCTTCACAAAAAGAACGTCCGTAACTTTCATGAGCTACACGAAATAATCTTAATGGAATCCAGGGAGATTTATCTATAGGTACTGAACCTTTTTTACCTACTCTTTTTCCATAAGCTTCTTGATGCCAATTACATCTATCTTTTGGATAATCCCAAGTTATGTGCGTATATAAAAATACTGTTTTATCTTGAAAATTTCCTTCTGTTGTTTTAGCAGCTATACCTTCAGGTAAAAGTTCAGGACTAACTTCTTCTCGTACAATTGTTTCTAAAATATTACCTTCAGGATCTCTATTTAAAACAAATGATTTTAATGGATATACTCTTGTACCATTTTCAGCTATGTATAACAAAGCATTACCACCAACAATTAAATGTTTAAGTGCTTCAAACAATGCAGTTCTATCTCCAGACTCTTCAATGTTACGCATAACAGAACGTTCCATTAAAGATAATTGTTGTTCAAATTCAGATTGTAAATCTTTAAAATTATCTAATTCTCTTTGTAATTTCATATCGTCTACAGACAGACGAAAAAATGCTTGGTTAGGAGGTAGAAGAGCAATTAATAATTTTGCTGCTAAATTATTACATCCACGAGCACCTAGTCCTTGATATGTGGTATCTATTTTTGTATAAAAATTTTTACCAGTACTACGATCATTATCAGTAATAAGAGTAGGTAAAGTATATTTACTACATTCAATAGCTCTATCTAAATATATAGTTTTTTCTGGTTCTAGAAAAGTATACCTAGATTCTGCTGTACCTTTAGACATTTAATGCTCCTACACCCGTAGCTGAAGTTCCACCTCCAGGTGATCCACCTGAACCATAAGTATCTAAACTTACTTTTGTTCTCATACTTTCTGGAGTGGCACGTTTTGCTGTTCGTT